CGGTTTCAAACAGGGAAAATGATTCGCACCTATGTTCAGCCAGGATGACCTTCTCAGGGTTAGGCTTTGATCCAATCACCCTGGCACCGATCCTTGCAGTTGCCTCAAAACTAACTGAAGTTCTATGTGCCTCAAAGGTTTGGATTGCATTTACCTTCTTAACAATCTCCTCAACAATGGTGAGCCGCCTAGTATCAAGTTTAGTTCTCACCCCACCTGAACTATGACCCTCCCAAATAAGTTTTCCACAGGCACGGCAATTAATTATCATAAAGTCATAAATACTCATCGAACTGAACCTCCAGGCGTACCACCCAACCGAACCCCGATCCCCTCTAAAGAGGGGGATCGTAGGTTCAGTTTATGGGAACCGATCCGAGGTTTAGTCGGATCGGTTGCGGATCGGTAGGATCGGTTGTAAATCATAAGTTATCCACAGGCAAAGATTTCAAATCATTAACTAAATATGCCATTTCGTGGCGATATAAATTCTTTTGCCCTACCTGTTTTACTGATAGGCATCTGCGATTTACCAAAGAATCAAGAATTACTTTTAGGCCGTCATTGCCAATTGGTAACCCTTCAGATCGCAATCTCTTGGCAATCTCATTCTTATTCATCTCAACACCATGATCAGCCATGAATTGAGAAACCTGTTCCATCTTCTTCTCTAAGGTGAAAACCTCAACAGTTGCACCCTCTAAAGTAATTTTGATTCCGCCAAGTTCTAGCGCCTTGATATTTGCAACGCCTAAGTTCTTACCCTCCTGGCAGATGGCCCTGACGAAGCCAGGGCGATCTTTAGTAACCTTCAATGCCAGTGCGCCGTCAATGCCCCTGCCAAATGCAATCTCAACCTCAACTGCTACTGCGCAACCATCAATATCAGCCCTCTTTGCTTGGGCGCCGATGGCGTAGTTTCCTCGATTATCTTTGGATTTAGTAACATGATCAATAGTTAATATCGCTGCGTTATGTAATCTCATTGGGCGCAGTACCTCCTGGCTAAATGAGGTGGCATCTTTGTTCTTTTCTAAATCTAATCCCATCACATTCATAGCCGCATTTACTCCATCAACTACGATAAGTGAGGGCTTAAACTCATCTATACGGGTCAGCAGAGCCTCTCTAGCGCCCTGCGTAAGCGGTTCGCTAGGGTTACTATACAAAAAGGTTTTAAAGTGCCTTAAATCGGCTCCTAGCGTATTTAGGCGATTGTAGATTCCTCGCACTGAATCTTCGAAATCTAAATAAAAAACAGTATTGTTCTTTTCTAACTCTTGGCGCACTGCCTCTAGTGCAATCCAAGTTTTACCTGATTCAGATTCACCAAATAGTGCATTGATCTTGCCAGCGTAGAAAATGTGGTGGCCATCGGCACGGCGCAGGATTGATGGTTCTGGTTCATCAAAGATGTTATCTGCATTAATAAATTCAGGTAGCCAGGATGATGTTGTTGGTTCCTCATTTTCATCTCTTAGGGTTACTAATGATGGTGAGTGAGTTGGTAGGTTAGGTAGTGAATTTAACTCTACTGGCTTGCCGTAGCCTTGGCTTCGCAAGGCAGAGGCAGCCTTCTTAAAATCGCCATTGTGTTCTAGAGTTGCATAGGCGGCGAATTTAGAGTAGGAGTGTTCTGATTCAAAGATTGTGCTGGTAGTGAATACATATAAATTATCTTTGCCATTAAAATTTGTTGTTGCAGATATGCCTTCATTCTTTCCTGGGCGGCGCCAGGCGATTGCTTCACCTTTTGTATAAACCTTTGACCAACCCAATGGAGTTAAGATTTGTTCCCAAGTAACTTTAGAGTTGTAATCATCTCCTGGCAGTGAAAGATTTACTTCACGGCTCTTAACCTCTTGCGCAATGTTTTCAATCTTAGGCATCTCATCAAAGCATCTAAAGATTGAGAATAATGCCTCTCGCTCCTCCATTGTGATACTTGGAATTGTTTGGATTGAACCTGAAAGGATTTTCCAAGGCTCACCAGATGGATGGCAAGAGCCAGCAGATGGAGCCAGAATTACAAAGCCGCCTTCACCTCTAGTTTCACAAAGTACATCAACGCCACCATTCTCACCTGGGCGCCTGGCTAACTTTTGGTTTCCTGGAACTTGACCATCTTTGATTCTGTAAAGCCAGTGAATGCCACCACTAGGAGTTACCTCGCAATAGCCATCTTGAATCTTTTGCCATAAATCACCTAAGCCAGAATTCTCAGCCATATCTTTTGCTTGGATATGAATCTGGGCTGCTACTGCTCTACCTTCAAGTTCTAGCATCTCTAAGTTGCCTGATACTGCTCCGCAGATAGCGCCAACACCTTGCTGAGTGCCTTTGCCAAACCAATCAATTAACTCTTGGGTTGTAGGGCGCTCCTCTTGATACTTACGCCAGGTAAATGGTGCTGGCTTCTTAGAGCCATCAACTGAAACTGGTACTACTGAAATACCTTCTTTAGTCAGTTGTAACGCTGCTAAGTAAATATCATCCATTCAATCCCCCTTTTAGTATTAATTGTTTTTATTATTTAAAGCGAATTCAATTCTGGCTTTTGCTATTGGTAAGTATTCCTGTGTTAATTCAATGCCAACAAAATTAAAACCTTCATACATTGCAGCCTTGCCAGTTGAACCTGAACCTAAGAATGGATCGAGTATTGTGCCATTCGGTGGAGTAATTAACCTGCATAAGTATTGCATTAGGTCGGTTGGTTTTACAGTTGGATGATTATTTTCTATACCCTCATTGCGATCACGCTTATTAGCCTTGGCGCAGTAAAAGAATCGGGCAGGTTCGCCAAGTAATTCATTAACCTCATCACTGCCATCGTGAATGAAGTTGGCAGGCCAGCGGCCTATGTGATTTTCATAAGTAGATGTATCACTACCACGATTAGGTTCACCTCCCGCAAAAGTTCCCTTTGGTGCGTGATGAACTGAAACTGTTTCATTGCCAACCCTAGTTCCATCAATGTTGATTCCACCTACGCCATAAGTTAAAACATTATTAGCAACAGTTGAATTAAATGGTTTTCGAGCCAGCACTATCGGTTCGTGCGCTGGTTTAAGTGCAGTTCCCCAGCCCTGCCATTGCTTCGCAGCATCTGTTGCTGGAATTGTTACATCAACCATTGTTGAACCAACTTCATCTGTATTGTGCCAGTTGTATCTCCCACCATCTCCCTTGGTTACGCCTTTGTAGGAACTCACAACCTCACGCTCTGCACCTGCTGCTTTATCAATCCCCTTGCTTATGTTATGTGACTTAGGAAACCCTGACCCATAAACCCACATAATTTGATCACGAATTTCAAAGCCTGCATCCTCAATCGCAACTGCCATTCTGTGATAGGTGCGTGAGCCGCTAAAGGCTAATAAATGCCCACCTGGTTTTAATACACGCAGAACTTCTTTCCATAACTGCACATTATTAGCAATACCAGTTGAATCCCAACTCTTACCCATGAAGCCAAGTTCGTAGGGCGGATCAGTAACAATAGAATCAATACTATTTTCAGGCATTTCAGCAATTACATTACGAGAATCACCATTAAATAAAGTAAATTCATTGCAAGAATAGAATTTATATTTATCTAGATTCACAATAATACCCTTTCATAACCGCATTGAGTGCAAGTGCCGAGCCATAAAGATTCCTCTACATTGTTTACTCTTACTACATAGTTGCGGCAAAAGAAGTGCCTAAAGCGTTTCAGCATTCTTGCCCCCTTAAAGATGTGAATGGTGTTATCTTGATTTTTAAATCATCATTCTCTAACCAAGTTTCATCAAAACCTGCCTCAACTATTGCGCTCACTTGCCACCCCATCCAGTTCCTTTAAAAATTGCAGCAGGTGCAGAGTAAACCCTGCGCATTTCAATACCGCACTTATTGCATTGCGGCGGTTTGACTTCATCTTTAAAATTACTTTGCAACTCAGTGTTCAATTCGCACTTAGAACAATTGAATTCATAAATTGGCACCAACATCCTCCTTTTAAGT